TCGGCTGGTTCATTGGCTGGAACGATAAGTACGGCGGGAGCCATTTCAATAGTCGCTGGAGGGGCTGGGACTTCGGCTACGGGACAGGTGATTACGTCTCTTGAAGTGGATTGACATGTAAGTCATGAAAAGGGTTTTAGGCTTATTTCTCTTATACCTTTTGCCTGCTAATTCACAACCAGTAGTGCCAAATTTCCAAACAGGAGTTCTACAGCAGCACGTAGAGACTCGAAGTACGGTGATGGAAGATATAAAAAGTTATGAATTTCGTTCTGGGTATCAGATGACTGTAGGAGGGACAAATGTAGAGTCAGATACGGGCAACGTAGCTCCAGAAGGATGGACACAACAACAAACAACAGTTCAAGGAGTTGCTTCTACTTATGTTCTTCCTTCGTTAACAAATAAGCCAACATATTCAATAGTAAATGAAGGGGCAGATTTCAATTACTACGAGACTCTTGAGGTGCCTGGACTAACTAATTACACTCACGTAATGAGAGAAACCACTATAGAAAGTATCAGCGATAGCACGTCAACATTCAGCCAATGAAGAGAATATTTTTATTACTTTTATTGTGTAATCCTGCATATTCAAACACAATTAACACGACCTCGAATTCGACGGGCAGTGTGGTCAATCAAGCTGTGCAGGTGGTTCCAGCAAGACAGTTTCAATATCAATTAGGCCAAACGATTGCATGTCAAAGTGCAACATTAGCTATCTCACCATTTATTTCTTCTACTTATGGTTTTGGTTCTCCTTATGAACCGACATATCAAAAACCCGTTTATGACACAAGCGATAATTTTGGATTAACAGACGCAGATGGAAATGATGTGGGAGATGGAATTCCAGATAATCCAGGTCGAGTTCTTTACTACGAGCAAACTCGCACTGGAATGAGATCTTCTAATACAAGTCTCAACGGTGGTATTACTGCTACTTGGAGTATCCCATTAGACAGGGCACAAGTCCGTCTTTGCAGGCAGTCAATGAGAAAACAAGTAGAACTTTACGAGGCCAGTCTTGCATCAAAAAGACTTAATTATGAAATGAGCAGGGCTAAGACTTGTGCCGATAATCTGCAAAACGGTTTCCGCTTCAAGCCAGGTACAGAAATGGCTAGAATCTGTTCAGATATTGAGTTAATCACACCACCAAACATGGAACATACTCATGCTATTCCCAAGAAATAATGCACGTTCCAATTATTATTGCTGTTGTCGGAGTTATTCTTGTTATTGTCTTTAATATTTTATTAGCCAAGCACTATATGGACATTAATAGATGATTATTTAATTTTCAACGGTGGCAATCCTCTTTTTTTTCTATAAGTATTTGTAAGATTTTCGGAGATAGTTAGTTTGCGGGTTTTCTTTCCCATTAATTTCTTAGCCCTTGTAATTAATTGTTTAAATAAAGGCTTGAGAAGCTTGTTGGCGAGAGGAGTTAGGGTTGCTGCTGTTGTAGCAACAATTGTAATCGCAAAGGTCGTTGTAGCAGTATTAGCAGCAGGAAGATATTTTTCAACAAAGTTTGTTGGCTCATATTGAACTACGCAAGTCTTAGTTTCTTCGACCCATAAAAATCCAACAACTTTCTCATCTCCTGTTCTATTTAGATCACCGATTCTTGGATTATTTTTAGTTGGATCAGGACAAGGTGGATCAAGAGGAGGAGGATCAACTTTTGGTACTGAAGCATCACTCTCAACAGATTTAGCATCTTCCGTCATGTCTGGGGCTGTAACTTGCTCAACTTTTAGTTTCTTTTTTGTGTCATAAACCATTGGAGTAAAAGTCGGGATAGCACAATTAATCGTCAAATTCCCGTCTGGATCATCCTTCATTAACTGTCTATTTTTTTGCCCATCTTTTCTAATCTCAACGCAAGGCATTTTTATAGCAGGAAGATCCAACTGTCTTGTTATTTGCTTTGTCTTAGGAATTGTTGTTTGCCTTGGAATTTTAAAAATAGAATTTCGAGGGATTGATATTTCACTAACCTTCAACTGATCTACATTTATAGGGTTTATATTTAAAGGACTTATTCTTAAAGACTGTATATTTATCGAATCTATATTTATAGGATCTATTGAACCCATCTCATTTCTTTCTTAGGTGCCACAGGAGCAGGTGATTTTTGCATTGCTGGCCCAGTCATTGATGGCATTTTAGGCAAGTCACCACCCATGAGAGAAGGTAATTGTTCTGCTATTTTATCTGCAAGTTTTTTCTTTATTATTTCTTGACCTGATTCACTATTAACGAACCAATAAGCGTAACCAATACCAACAAGACCTGTTGCGAACAGTGCAGTGTTTAGTATCGTGAGAATAGATACAAGTTTTTTCATAGATGGAATTTGGAGAGAAGCGTACTAATAATAACTCTAGCTCCCCTTTATGTCAGTCTTGGCGTTTTAACTAAGTTTCAGGCTATTAAGGACGTAAGTAAGGTTGAGAATAAGGTATATCAAGATGGGGTTTACGTGGGTCGTTCTTTTTGACCTCTTCTAGTTCTGTTTGAGTATAAGCTTTTGAATCTTTTGGATAATCTGTTTTTACTTTTTCAATTGCTGTATTTACAGCTTCTAGTTCAGTTTTATCTCCAGTAATAACTGCTTTAACTAAAGCTCCTATCTGTTCGTTTATGTAAGGATACATCAGTCTTCTCATTAATTTATAATCAAAAGTTGCACTATCAAAAGCAGCCTTATTATCCTCTACTGTTTTTTTGTTTGCAGCTTCCGTCTCTTGCCAAGTAGGGATGCTACCTGTATCACCTGCTTTAAAAGGAATATCATCGACTGTTCCGTTATCTGCTTCGTTGTAATTAGCTCTTATTTGAGCTTCAATCCAAGCTTTGTCAACCCAAGTGCTAATGCGTATGTTAGCTTCTCTACCATCTTCGTAAGTGACAATGATATTGTCTTTTGAAACTGATTTGATTGTGTAATTAATAGCCATGATGAAAAATGATTAAAAAAAATTAGAGAGGATAAGTGGAAGAAGTTGTACGCCAGATTCGGCAATCAATCATATAGACCCCTTCATCTACCCATCCACCAAACTGGACATCACCACTTTGCATAGGAGATCTAACAAAGTGATTCCACCCACCTTGGGCAAGGCCACCACCATTGAAGTTGAATAGAGTAGGCACCCCACCAGACCAACCACTAAACCATGATGTACCACTAGGGTTATTGTTTCCAGTATTATCAAATTGCCACCATTCTATTTCCTCATTTCCCCATTCTAAGTAGACTTGGGAAATCTTACGACCTGACTGATTGTAGCCAGCCTGTACGAAGAATGGCCCTTCTGTTGTTACCCCACTCGCCCCATACCATTCACTAAAGCTCATTTGCGAGCCAGATCCTTTACTAATTAAAGCTCTTATATCTGCATCATTAATTGAGCAATTAGATCCAGACGAACCTCCAGCTTCAATATGAATGTCGTTAAGACTTATAGCTCCAGAACTTTGTAATGCCATTATTTAGCCTCTAACTCCTTTACTTTAGCTGTTAATTCCTTAACAGACTCTATCAAAACACAAACTAATCTTCCATAATCCACTGTCTTTACACCATCATCAGTTTCTTTCACTACCTCTGGGACTACAGCTTCAACTTCTTGTGCAATAACACCAACATCTGATTGCCCATTATTCAACCACTTGTAATTGACACCACGTAGTTTTCCAACGATTCCGAGAGCATTATCAATAGTATGTATATCTGTTTTCAGTCTTGCGTCAGAATATGCAGTTACGTTACCTGAAGATGTAACTGACGCAAAAGTAACGCTGCTACTGGTATTTGTAGCTTGATTAGAAGAATATGTTGAATAACCTGCACCGTTAGATATTTGATTGTTATTAGTTATATTGTTTGCTCCTGAAGCAATACCATCTAGCTTAGATTTCAGCGTACTTGTAAAATTCTTCTCCGTTAAGCCACCATCTCCTACTGAGTAGGTGGTGTTCACGTAGGAAGTAATATATCCAGCACCATTAGTTAGTTGGTTATTGTTGGTCGGTATGGTTGGCTTATTTGTAAGGTCGTTATAACTAATCGTGTGGCTATGAGAAGTTGAGGCGTATGAGTGAGTATGAGAAGTTGATGCGTACGAATGAGTATGAGAAGAAGCAGCGTATGAGTGACTGTGAGAACTTGTGACATATCCAGCCCCATTAGTCAGTTGATTGTTATTGCTAATAGCTGTTGCACCAGACGCAATACCATCAAGTTTGTTCTTCAGAGTGGTAGTGAAGTTCTTCTGAGTTAAGCCACCGTCACCTACAGAATATGTAGTGTTTACATAAGAAGTTATATATCCAGCTCCATTAGTTAGCTGGTTGTTGTTAGTTATGTTGTTTGCACCAGCCGCAATGCCATCTAACTTGTTCTTTAAAGTTGTAGTGAAATTCTTCTGAGTTAAACCTCCATCACCTACTGAATACGTGGTGTTAGTTGTGACATATCCAGCCCCATTGGTTAACTGGTTATTGTTAGTAACATTGGTCGCTCCACTTGCGATGCCATCTAATTTATTTTTAAGCGTAGTAGTAAAGTTCTTCTGAGTTAAACCGCCGTCACCAACTGAATATGTAGTGTTAGTATCTGTCGATGCGAAATTTAATTTACCATTAGTATCGTCATAGGTAACAGAGATATTACTTTCACTATTGCTAGAAACCATCGCCCCAACAATATCTTGAACTTGCTCGTTAGATAACTGAGTATTCGTGTCTGACGTAACGTATCCAGCACCGTTTGTAAGTTGATTATTGTTAGTTACATTCGTTGCCCCTGCTGCGATTCCATCAAGCTTGTTCTTTAACGTAGTCGTAAAGTTTTTCTGAGTTAATCCACCATCTCCTACTGAAATAGCAGAAGTGTAATAAGGAGCAGATGTCGCTGTCGCTCCAGCAGCTATTCCATCAAGCTTGTTTTTTAAAGTAGTCGTGAAATTCTTTTGAGTAAGGCCACCATCACCTACGGAATATGTAGTATTGGTTGCTGCTAAATCAATCGTTCCATCTGAGTCTTGATAAGTAACTGTGATATTGCTTTCGCTGTTACCACTAAACATTGCCCCAACAATGTCTTGAACCTGTTCATTGCTTAACTGAGTATTTGAGGTTACATAACCTGCACCATTCGTTAGTTGATTGTTATTGGTTACGTTTGTTGCCCCTGCTGCTATACCATCCAACTTACTTTTCAAAGTAGTTGTAAAGTTCTTTTGTGTTAAACCACCGTCTCCTACTGAGTATGTAGTATTTGTGTCGGTTGAAGCAAAGTTTAATTTACCATTAGTATCGTCATAAGTAACACTGATATTAGTTTCAGTATTACTCGAAACCATCGCACCAATAATATCCTGTACTTGTTCTGTGGATAATTGGGTGTTTTGTGTTACATAACCAGCACCATTGGTCAGTTGATTGTTGTTAGTAACATTTGTTGCACCTGAAGCAATGCCATCAAGCTTATTTTTCAAAGCTGTCGTGAAGTTGTTATCGGTTTGACTTGCAACAGAAAAATCTATAGTTCCATCAGCATCTTGATAAGTAACTGTTATGCCTGACTCTGTATTACTAGAGAGCATGTCACCAACGATGTCTTGTACCGACTCAACAGACCTAACAGCAGTTATGAAACCTGCACCGTTTGTTAGTTGATTAGTATTCGTGACATTCGTAGCACTTGAAGCAATACCATCAAGTTTGCTCTTTAATGCGTCAGTGAAAATATTAGAATCGGATGCGTCTCCAACAGCAGTCCTAATATGACTTGAAGTTATTGCCCCAGTTTGTCCATTTACACTTAAGACTGAATCAGTAGGAGTTGCAAGCAGCGTGAAATCAGCCATAGAACCTGCCGACCCAGAATTGCGAACATAGGTTTTGTTCTCATCTGTACGAACAACTACATCACCTTCCTGAGTCGTAAGTGCTAGCTGGGCCGACTGTGATCCAGCAGTTTGAACAGTGGTTAATGCTACTGCTGAAACTGAGAATGTAGTGCCAGATAAAGTAAGGCCATTTCCTGCCGAATATGTAGTGTCTGAGCTATTGGCATCAACGTATGCTTTAACCGACTGCTGTGATGGGACTTTTACAGCCGAATCTGAAGACATATTGTCTTCATCCAACAAATCATTCGTTATCGAATAATTGTTTGCTGCTGCTGCTATTCCGTTTAATTTATTTAAGAGTGCATCAGTAAGGATGTTTGAATCGCTTGCTGCATCTAAAAGTGTGCGAATTTCTCCTGCTGTCTGATCGCCACTAGCTCCACTCTCAATTCCGTCTAATTTATTCTTTAAAGCATCAGTAAAATTATTCTGAGTTAAACCACCATCTCCAACCGAATAAGTCGTATTTTGCGAATTAAAATCTAACTTGCCGTTTGTATCATCATAAGTTACGGCAATATTAACTTCTGAATTGCTGGCGACCATAGCTCCAACAATGTCTTGAACTTCTTCTGTCGTTAACTTGGTGTCCGTTGTATATCCAGCCCCATTTGTAAGTTGATTGTTATTAGTTGGTATTGTTGGCTTATTACTTAAGTTGGAATAATCACTGTAATAAGATCCCTCTTGCCCATCTAATAAATCAGCATTTAACCCCGAACTTGCACCATCTACAGTCAAAAGGAGTGTGAGTATTTCACTTGCCGTCTGATCGGCAGTAGCCGAACTCTCGATTCCGTCTAATTTATTCTTTAAAGCTGTAGTAAAGTTGTTATCTGTTTGAGAATCAACTGAGAAATCTATAGTTCCGTCTGAGTCTTGGTAAGTAACCGTTATCCCTGACTCGGTGTTGCTAGACAACATCGCACCAACAACATCCTGAACCTCTTCATCCGTCAAGGTTGCTGTAATGTATCCAGACCCATTAGTTAACTGATTGTTGTTAGTCGGGATTGTTGGCTTATTAAGTATTTTAGAATCTCCTGATTCACTATTCCAGTCTGCATTTACATTTACTTCCGCACCTGAAGCGATACCATCAACTTTGCTTTTTAGAGCATTAGTAAAATTGTTTTGAGTTAAACCACCATCGCCTACTGAGTACGTTGTATTTGTATCTGTAGGAACGCCCCATGAGCCATCGCCTCTCAAGAACGTGGATGCCGAGGCACTCCCAGAACCTAAACGTGCCGTTGGAACTGTTCCTGAAGAAAGATTGCTTGCATTACCAGCAGTGAAATTTATAGCCGAACCAGCCACGTTGCTGTTAGTAACAACAGCATTACCCATCAAAGGATGAGCAGAACATTGGTAGTGAAGAACAGAAGGAGTTGAATCTGATACAACAATCTGTGTATAAGCACCAGCAGAACCAGCAGTCCCACTTGTACTGACACCATTTGTATAAGCAGTTGTCTTGTCTGCTTCTAAATAGAAACGAAAAGGATGACCTGAGTTAGAACTGTCTGACTGGTCAAACTTATAAGTATTACCAGGAGCAAGAGATAAAAAAGGCGAGAAAACGCCGTTTATTAAATAGCCAGAACTAGATCCAGAACCGTTATACCTATGAGCAGAAGTTTTAGAAGCAACTTTTACTTCATAAGTAATAGTCGAGCCACTAAACGCTCCTGTTAATTCTCCAGCCTCCCAGACATAACCAAGATCATTTTCTGTATATAACTTACCCAGCGATGTATCAATCGCTATTTCACCTACAGAGAGGTCAGAGGCACTTGGCTTTGAAGTGCCTCTTTTATGTTTGATTACGTTTGCCATAAGAAAGTCCTCCTATTTAAGTGAAAGTTGCCTAGAAGGAACCTCCATCAATTTCTACACCATCAATAGTTCCACCATCAATGTTGACAGCGTTACTTGCTTGAGTAGCCATTGAACCAAGACCTAAGCTTGCTCTTGCTGTCGCTCCTGTTTCGAGGACAAAGTTAGAACCATCACCAACAATGAAACCACCGTCTGTGACAGCGAGTCCCGCAACATCAGACAACTGCTGGTCAAATGCCTGAACATCTGAGCCGATCCCAATTCCAAGAGTTGCTCTGGCTGCTGCTGCGTCAGCGTCATCAACCAAACTGCGACCAAATGCTGTGAAGTCAGCCACTCCAGCCGCACCTGAACCAGTGAAGTATGGAAGCTTGTTCGCTGCACTTGTTAATCCTGCAAGTGCCGCCAAGTCAGCGTCAAAAGCCTGAATATCTGTACCAACAACTAAAGAAAGTGCAGATCGAATACCTCCTGCTGTGGTTGCACCTGTTCCTCCATCGCTAATAGCAAGAGTTCCTGAGATTCCAGAAGCAGAAAGGTCAAGAGATAACTCGGTGCTGTCAATAACGACACCAGAGTTAGCTTTAAGGTCAAGACTTATTTCGTTTCCAGTCTTATCTAAGCCTGTTCCAGCACTAACACCAGCCACGCCAGAGAACTGAGTGAAAGCAAGGTTGTTCGTTGCTACTACTGCACTTCCTTTATCAGAAGAGCAAACGAAACCAACGTCTCCGTAGGTAGAACCTCCTTCGATGAAGCAGAATGAACCAGCAGCATCGCTACCAGAAGCAAGATCAGCCGCCCTAGTCCAAGAGCCACCACTTACTACAACGTAAATACCATTTTCGGTTTGTGTACTTTGGTCTTTAACAAGAACTCTATCTCCAGCACTAAGGGAAACACCGTCTACAGTTTGGGTATTTGCAAGTGTGATGTTCGCAGTTGTAGCAGCTTGAACGGATTGCTTTATATCTAAACCTTGACTTGTTTGGTCAACATAAGCTTTTGTCGCAAGATGAGTCGAGGCACTAGGAGTTACACCAGTAAGAGGTGAAGTCGCAGCAGCTAATTGGTCAAGTCTATTAGTCCTTACTTGTGTATCAAACCCAGTTATTTTTGCAGTTGCTAATGAAGGTATATCGTCTGCTACTAAAGCCCTATAAGCTGCTGCACCTGCACTTCCATTAGGTGCGGCAAGTACATAATTAGCTGTTTGACTTGTTGCTTTATCCCAAAAAGCTCCTTTACCACCTATAGGAACAATAGATGTAGCCGAACCTCCTGCTCCCCCTGTACCGACACCAATGACTAGAACTTCATCGCCTTCTCTAAAGGCGGGTTCTGCATTTGCTAATGAACCAGGGTTAGAGGAGCCAGTGCTTCTCTTTAGTCTTAAGGTGTTTGCCATGAGTCTTAATAGGGGTGAAAGAGAAGACTGTTAAGAGACAGAGGTTAAAAATTGCCGCCGTCTACCAAGTTTTCTACTGTGCGTGTTGCGTCTGCCTTGAATTTAGCTGTTGTAGAGTCGTAATAAACAACACTTCCAGCAACCTTGCCTGTTGAATCGAGATCCAATCCCTCTCCTGCTGGCCCGACTGGGCCTTGAGGCCCAGCGGTGACAATTTTGACAATTTTAGCGGCGTTGACAGACACAGTATTAGAGTTCGTCATTATCTAGTATATCCTTCACTCACTTTAATACGACCCTCTAAGTAAAATTCTTTTAAACCACTTCCATTTATTAACATTACATCGTAATAAAGTTCGTCAGGGAAATCAATTGTCTGAGTATCGGTAACAGTCAATGTAAATTTTCCATTAGTTCTGTCGTCATAAGTAACACCGAAATCAGCGTATTTAAGAAATCTTTCTTTATCCCAAGCTTCCGCCTCAATAGTGTATCCAGTTAAGTTCATCGCAACAGTAGAGCCGTCTGCTTGAGTTGTCTCAATGATGTACTGCTCACTCCAGTCAGAGGCTCTCTGTAACGTGAAATTTCTTAGTGCTGGATTAACTGCCATTTCGGTTAGGACGCATCGTCAGGATCAACTTCAGCTTCAGCTTCAGCATTTGCAGAAGGAGCATCTGTAATAGGTGTCACTTCAGCCGTTGCCTTAGTTTCAGGCTCGATCTCATTATAAGCTGCAATTTTTCCTTGAAGAACATTTACTTCTAATATAATTGTATTTTTTCTTTCATTCGCAGAAGCAACAGCTTTTGTTAATTGAGTAAATTCAGCATCTAACGCAGCGATACTTGCTTTTGCTTGAGTGCGAAGTTCAGAGATAGAAGACATTCAAAATAAAGATAATATCCCTTAATTATAAACCTTCTCAAACAAATCGTCTCTTATTTTTCAGCTTTTTCGCTTAACTCTTTAATGGCTTCAATTAACAAGCCAATAATATTTCCATAAGAGACACTTTTAAACTCACCATCTAAAACGACTTCTGGCAAAACTTTTTCTATCTCTTGAGCAATAACTCCAATCCCCTTAACTCCTGAGTCTTTCTTGGTGAATGAAACACCTCTGAGTTTTTTAACTGTTTCTAAAGCACTAGGAATTGTTTGAATATTTTCTTTCAACCTTTCGTCTGAATAAGCCGTAAGGTTTCCAACTGCTGTCCAGTTTCCAGAATCATCACAGTAAGCACCATCACCACCAGCTTGCGTAAGAAATCCAATTTTATTGCTATCGTTTTTAATTCTTCGTTGACCATCATCTTGGTCTCCCATGTATATATTACTTTCGTTGTCATCATCATTTACATAAACTGAACCATTGAAAACACCTTGACTGAAAGTGACATTACTATTTGTATTTAAAGCTTGATTCGCTGTGAATGTCGTGTAGCCAGCACCATTAGTAATTTGATTATTGTTTAACGAAATATCAGCCGATCCATCAAAATCAACATTAGCAATCTTTCTTGCTGTCGTTAATGTATTTGCTGAAGCAGAAGAACCTTGAATCGTTGCATTTATCTGTCCTGTAACTGTTAAGTTTCCATCAAATTGAGCATTTTTTTTACAAGTAAATAAAGACTCTGTTGCAGAAATCAAATCAGTTCCAGCCTCGTTTCTTATTAAAACCTCGTCTGCATCTATGTAAAGCTTGTCAGCATCACCTCTTATATATGCTGATCCTTCACTGTTTTCAAATTTTATAAATTGCCCAGCAGCATCAGTTCGTTTGATATGGATATTTGCACCTGGGGCTGTAACATTTCCAATTCCAAGGTTCCCACCTGAATCAATAACAAACCTTGTTGTATCAGTTGTCTTAAACAAAATATCAGCAGCTTCAGTCGCCTCAAAAATAAAGTCACCCGTTCCTCTGTGAGTGATCTGAGTAGAAGCATTTCTTGAGTCTGGACTTCCAGTCTTATTCCTTTTTAACGTAAACGCACCTGCTGTATAAGTAGAATCACCTGCCAAAGCAATCGAAGCTTCCCTTCCTGCTGTAGCACCACTTTGAACAAGTCCTATCTCTAAAGCAGTATCACCCGTATCATTTTGAATTCTCACATTCCCTTGAATTTCAAGCTCTTTATTTGCTGTATTTGTACCAATTCCAACCTTTCCGTCTGACTCAATAGTTATTCGTCTATTGCTATCGGTAACGAATGAAAGTTCATTAGCAGAAGGTAAATAGACACCATTTACAGGAGTTGTGTCACCTGTGACATTAACTCTTGCAGCTTCTAACTGATCTGTAGCAGTCAGATCATCGCCTGATACTGTTCCTGTCGCAGTAACATTTGTCGCTCCAATATTGAGAAAATTATGAACCGAACTTGCTGCATCTGCTCCAGTCTCTAATCTCTCCCATCCATTGTTCGCAGCATTTCTTCTTTCAAAATATTTATTAGTAGCGTTCCACCTTATTGATCTTTTCCCCCAATTGGTTGAAGCATCCGCAGGTAAATTACTTGGTGCAGGAGATAGATCCGTTGAATATAAAGAACCTACAACTTCATCTCGATATTTTAATTCGGATATGAAAGCTGTATAAGTGCTAGTTAAAGCAGGTTTTGACCAATCGGACATTTAAACTCCTCTGACTGTGTAATCAACTATTCCAGTGGTACTGTTCCCACTGTTGTCGTATAGATATACTTTAAATCCTTGGTGGGGATTTGCAGCATCCACAAAATCATATATGGCATATTTAGCATTACCACTTGTTCCTCTTATCGTTAAAGCAATAGCTGTAACATCTACAAAAGTTTCAGCGAAATTAACTGATTTTCCATTGCCAGCATCTACATCTGATTGAGTAACAGTTGTACTCCCTTGATCTGTTAATCGTTTCAAGAAGGTTTTAGTCCTTAAAGAAGTAATTTTCCTTAAAGAACCTTGATTTGATCCAGTAAAGGTATAACTAACTTTTATATATCTAAAGTTGGAAGCCAAAACATTATCTTCATTTGTTCCAGCGTTTGTATAACTGTTAGCAGCACCAGTAAGACTCGTTTGAAGTTGAGGGGTAATAGTCATACTTCCTACATTTGAATCAGCGTCTACAGCTAAAGTCGATTGTATTCGAGTTGAAGAAATTACAGCACCTAAATCTATTATTTCCGTGTAACTCCCTGAGTTTTCAGTAGGTAAAGCATAAACAGTGGAAGCACCATAAACACCAAAAGTTCGAGACGTATCGTTGTCGTTTGGGTCAAAATGTTGCTTCCAAGTTCTATTTGGATTCACACAGAAGAATAAATCACCACTCTCAAGAACACCGTTAATTTTTGTACCATCTAACTGACTAACACCATCTTGAGTTAATACGAAATCTGGTGGCTGATTGACGTTTGCCAATGTCTGAGCGTGTGTTCCTGCCACCCCTGCACTATTTATAGGTACTAAGAAATATGTAAATTCTCCTCCCACTTGTTCAAACACAGAAGTAAATGTTCCTTGTTTTTGCCCGATTAAATTCCCAGCACTAATGCTGTCTTTATAAATGTTGTAATGAATAATTGGTAGTTGATTAGATGCAACTGCACTTTCAGTCCACCTGAAAAGAACATTGTTATCAATAACCTCATTAGTTACATTTGTAGGAGCAGCAGGAATCTGTATTGAGAAAAGAACTTCGCTTAGGACACCCTCATTACCATTAGAGTCAATAGCTCTAACAAAATATTTTTGCTGTAAATCTGTCCACGAAACTTTCTCTGTAAGTTGTGTTGCATTTGACTGAAAATCAGCAGTTCCTACAGAAGTAGCTGTTGCTGCTTCTCTATACACTCGATAATCAGAGATAGGAAGTCCATTTATTTTATTGTTTGTATCAACTGAGGTGGCAACAGCATCCCAACTAACAAAAGCATTGTCAGCCTGAACAACAGCAGTCAAATTTGCGGGTGCAGGCGGAAGAGCTAAAACGACATCAGGATAGTTTGTTCCCGCTACGCCTGTTTGACCAGCATCGCCTGTATTACCATTAGCATCTACAGCCCTAACCCAAAATCTGACTGCAACATTAGGAGCAAAAACAGTTGACTCAATATCTAACAAATAACTATCTGAATTAATCTTATCTACAAAAGCTGCTCCACTAATATCGCTAATATTCGCAGCACTTCTTCTTATCTCGTATTCTTTTATTTTCATACTGCCTTGAGTTGGAGCAGTCCACATCAATCTTAATTTTGTACCTTCAAATACAAAAGATATATTCGGAGCAGAAGCTTTTACGAAAGGAATAGTTTTTGTTGTTGTAGTCGAAGATTTGCCGATAATATCTATCGTCTTAATTTTAAAAACGAAATCCGAATCGAAAGTAACAGGCAAAGAAAATGTTGTTGAACTTGTGATTCCTAAACTTTGATTATCATTAAAAATTTCATACTCTTTGACGGCAAACTGCCCTGTTGTTAAAACAGGAGGTTCCCAGTTAATAGTTAAATTATCATCTTTAAATTCATGTGAAATAGTACCTTCTACAACTGGACTAGGATTTACAAGGCTTATAGCACCAGAAGACCTTGCAAGTTCGCTTTCATTTCCATCAGTATCAACAGCTTTTATCGTGTATGTTTGTGAGTCTTCAGCAGGACTAGGAAGAGTTGGAATAATTACGCTAGTTGACTTAAATTCTCCAATTAGCGTTCCATTTCCATAGTTAACTCCTCTCTTGATGATATATCCTCTTATATCTAAATCTGCAAAAGCTGGAGCAGTAGGAGTATTTTCAGTCCATGTCAAATTAATTCCTAATCTTGGATCTACTGTTCCTGTAAAAGTATCACTAACTTGACTCGGCTTGGCGTTTTTGCCTTGAACAGTTAAAACATTGTTTAAAGATGTCGTTGATTTCTTACCACTACCACTGACACTTTTGACTTTAATATCAAAAATAGAAGTAGTAGAAGAGGAGTCTATGATTACATCATTTATGTCAAAGGTAGGACTTTGAGTGACAACAACAACATCACCTTTATTGTCTTGATTGTAAGTAACTTCGTATCTGTTGACTCCGTTAACAGGCTTCCAAGCGACTAGAACTCTAACTTTTATTTGATCTCTATATCTATAAAGCTGTTCTGTAGGGAATCCAGAAGCAAACTGAGATGGAGGCAAGGGGATCTGATCCAGATTAGTAAAATTCCTATGATCTAAAGTCTCACTTTGTTCTACTGCTGCATATTTAGTCTCATTATGTAATGACGCTACTATTCCAAACTGAAAATCATCTTTTTCTTCTACACCAAGAACCTTATATTGTTGAGACTGAACAGTATTATTCGGATTTGAAGTTTCTAATATCCAAATAGACCCAACATTAGGACTTGCATTTTGAAAAGTAGGAACATAATCAGGATGATCTGGAGTATTACCACTTGGATCATTTGTTTTCTTTTGAAACTGACCTGATATTGTTATCTTTTTGGAAGAGACATCAATACTAGAAACTGTCTTTGAAGAGACTTGACCATCAGGCAAGATAACACTTAAATCACCACTGTAATCAGAACCTAAATCAGTTTGATTTGTAGCATCATCATCCACTGTTATCACATGATTTGACCCAACAATTTCTACTACTGCTATTTTCCCGCCTCTTCTCAACCCACTCTTTACTTCATCTTGAATTTCGATTACATCACCTGGCCTGCATAAAGAACCAGCTTCTAAAGTCGTAGTAAAAGAAACCATGTCGGTTTCAGTCGCAAGCGATGTTAACAACCATTTTCCAAGTCTTCTTGCTTGATACCTTGAAGTAACACCGTAACTATCTATAGCTTTAGTAACAACGCCGTACTTAGCCATCGCATCCTCATCAAGAACCTCCTCGTAGGCCGCATCTCTTAACTCATTATCAAAGTATTTAACAACTGCTACTGTCGCTCTTGTCTTCTTTGATGTGCCTGCATATTGAAAGCCCTCCTCTGTCACATTTGCTTTGGTGAAGAGAAATGTAGGGTCTTGTCCTGGTCTGTCTTGTATAAGGTTTAAACTGCCTGCCGAATAAACAGGCATCCCTCTGAATACAGAACAAAGTGAATTTATAACTTTAAAAGCATCAGCCCTTACTTGAATATTTACATTCAAGCTAAACCTTGGTTCTGAAATTGTTGAAACAACGCCTGTGTTTAATCTGTCTTTAAAGGTAACAAGCTCAGAACAATATTTACTTACAGCATAGAAACTGTAAACGTCTAATTGGCTTGGTTGAATGAATTGACCACAGCCATAACGGTTAGCTGTTAAAAGATCATATAAGCACCAGGCTGGATCGCTACACCATTGAGGACTACTTGATAATGTTCCATTAAATATGTATCCAGATGGATAAATAATTCTTCCATTGTTTTGGTCAACTGTTGGAGTCTTGCCTCCACTTGTTCCTGGTATTAGTACTTTAATTCCCCTTACTATATAAGAGCGTTTTGGAATTGAATTAAACTGCTCTGCATCTACTCGAAGACCTATTAAGGCGGAGTTTGGATAATTAAATCTCTGACCAAAAGTGCAAGTTCCGCTTGTATTCTTAGAATCTGTATGTTGAACAGTAAAATTCCCAGATGACGTAACAGTAGCTACCGTCATGTTTTGGTTAACTGCTGTACCACTTGTAAACGTAAAACCTAAACTATTCCCTACTCGTTGGTTATGAGGATCTGAAGTGGTTACACTTATTGTATTTCCTGACTGAGAATAACTAGCTGATTGTATTGCGTCTTGGTTTTTTATTAGTTGATAACTTTGAATATAAACCTTACTTTGATGAGATATTAAGTCATCATTAGAGGTTTCAATAGTTGAATCTTCATCTGAAATCCTAATAACTTTAAACTGAACTGGAAACTGACTTGGATTTATTCCATCCAACAAGAACTCATATTGTTTTTGATATAAATCACCTGTTCTACCTTTTACTTTTTGTTCAATAGAGCCATTAACTGTTAAGTCTGTAAAGCTACCATTGTTCAAAGAGCGTTGAAACTTATACTTAACTTCAGTCCCTTGTGTATCACCGTTTTCTTTAACTTTCTGCAACCGAGGAAAACCTAGATCTATCACAACGGCATCAACACTTTTATCTGTGATCTCAATAACACGACCAACGGCCTGAATTTCTCTCCCATCAATAATAGGACTAGCTGTTGATTGGAAGCCTGGAATAAGCGATTGAATTGAAGTCCCGTTGCGTGTTCCAACTGTTACATCTGGAAAATTAAATGTACCATCACCATTTTGCAAAGGAACATTGTCTAAAAAAATTGATCGTTGCCAAGTGTCATCCACATTCGCTGGGCCAGGATCATATAGACCTTGTATTTCCCCTTCTCCTACTAAATCAAGAATTCTCGCAAAACTCCTACTATTTAAAGTATCAGGATCAGTTACAGGTGAAGAACCTCCACCGCCTCCACCTTTTCCGCCTCCACCTCCACCAGACCCAGAAATAAATTTAGGCATTAGCTAGTTACCTCGATGTCATTAGTATCGACTTTTGCCGAGACAGGAATACTCCCAACCAAGACATGACCGTAAATAACTGGGATCGCTGTCCCAGCCCTATTTGTTTGCTGCACTCCACTAAAAGAAAACGATTTAGTTGGATCACCCTCTTCATCAGGTACTTCGGGTGTCGGGGCTAACATGCCTGCTATCCCTCCTAAAACAAGAGCAATACCAATATTTCCTGCTAAGGCATAAAAGGAAAAACTAGTCCCAGCAGCAGCACCAAACCCAAAACCACCCACACCAGCACCGAAAACAGCAGTCGAACCTGGCAAATAAATAGCAGCAGCGATCAAAGCTATTCCAGCAATTATCTTTACAGCATTTCCAGCACCCGCAACTATTGGAATAATCCGTACCTCACCACCACCACTCGGATAATGAAGCTCGTTTTTATCTACTTCTTCTCCTCCAACTGTTACTTGGTAGAACTGAGTAGCCATGTGTTTTTCTATTCCTTTGAAATTCGCAATTAAAAACCTAACTGCATCACCTGTACTGTTTACAACAGCTTCAAATTCTTTCTGACCGCCACAAAATTCAGAAAGCTGTCCATATAGTTTAATTTTGGTCAACATAACGCAACCTCTTCCCAGTGCATTTGTGAAGCCATTCGCTATACAAGTCTCTTGAACTCAGTCTACCTTCAATATGATGCAAAATCATGTTTCCTTCTGCCAAGAAAATTCCAACATGATTCAACCCTAAACTATTAATCGAGAACAGTAAGCTATCACCATCTTGCAAGTTTTCATCATCTTTTAACTCTCTAAAGCCTGTTTTTTCAAAACATATATCAAAATAAGGATTCTTTGCAAAATCATCTGGATTAGTAGGTCGTTCCCAGTCTCTTAATTTTATGCCTTTTGATTCATAATAATCTTTAACCAAAGTCCAACAATCATGGATACCAAAAGCATATTCTCTACCTACTAATGGAGCCTTGTATCCAGTAGGCTTAAAATCAAACCAATCATCAAAAGAGACAGCATATATATACCAAGGAAGTTTTGAATTTTCACAAGCTGTTTTATCAGCCAAGCTAGGTCGAGCCTTCTGAATAGGATGACTATGGAATATGGCACTTATCGTTGAAACATCTTCCGCATTTGCATAATCAATAGGATCAATAACAAATGTATCTTTCGGATCGAAAGCAACATTTTTGCAACGCTTATATTTTGTCTTGCCTTTATGAACAACAACCAAACCACAGGCTTCTTCTGGAAAAACTTCCTTTGCGTGAATGCTTGCGAGTTCTTTCCAATCACTCATGGAATGAACCAATACCAGGAAACTCTCTAGGCAAACAAATCCTTTTTGGCAATTTAAAACCTTGCATATCTAAAGCAGAACATAACTCAAATTCAACCATTTGCTTGTTCTCCCCCGATTTTCGATCTATAAAATAAATCTCATCAGGGAATTTCATATTTGCATTACCTGTATGCTGAAAATCAGAAAAGTTAATTGTGTTTCCATAATTTGTACCATTTTCAACAGAGGCGTAAGAACCAGAAGTTGCCGAACCAGGAACTTCAAAAATAGTCCTGCCATCTGATTCGCCTGGTGTACCTAAAGAACTAGAAAGTATGGCACCACCATTCGCAAGGATACGAAAACGATTACCTAGATTACTTGGATCATCTTGCAAAAATATATAACGACCATTTCTTATCAAATTTAAAGTAGGCTTACTAACCCCATTCAAATAAAACTGATTATTTGAGACTGTGACTTTATAAATAACATCTTCAGGAGCAAAACTTTCTTTATCAAGAAATTTTGCCAGCGTTCTAATCCTTGTAAGTTTTGCCCCTAACAAATCATTTCCTGTTGAGATCTTATTAACTTCAGTTAAAAGAGTCGTAACAGTATAAAGCAAGTTACTTACTCTTAAAGTTGGCCTTGGCAGAGTGCCTGAACCTTCTGCTGTCCCTTTGTAATCAAAACCCTCTGCATCTATAGGCAAGGCTGAATAAGTTTGTCCGTTAAATTTCAACTGCCCAACACTATTCATTGCTACTCCGTTATGCCAGCGATACAAAGTATTTACGCTGTCAGGATTACCCGTTGCATAATGAGTTCCCTCTACCAATTGCAATTCAAATAATTCAATAATTGTTGAAGGATCAGAAGATTGTAATTCTTCAATAGGGATAGCCATCAGATCTCAAAGACCTCTCTAAAAGTCAAACTAAGATCATTTAAGTTATAAGAAGTTTTGGTGACAGTTTGAGAAGCACATACCCATTTTCCAGTGGCTCCATAAGGAGGAAGCCAAGTAAAAGATTTTGCTCCATTATTTCCACCCGTTGATGAAGATAAAAAAGTAAGAATATTAGTCACGGCAATATCACTTCTTGCTGAAAAATTTAACGTATAAGTCCGAACAGAAGTGTTCAAACCTCTTCTTAATCTGTTCTCGTAACCATCTCCAAGTTTTTGAATAATTATGTTGTTTTCAATCTGTAGCGTGGGGTCATAACTAGGTGAGACATCAGACCCAACAGTTTGTTCGTCAAAAGTAGCCATTAGCCGTAAAGAATTCCTCCAGGTCGTTTTTGCTTGATGAGTTCTGCCTCAACAGCAGTCCCTACTAATTTACCTAATTGTTTCGCTTGCATACCATTACCACGAGCTTTTGTTCCTGTCGCATCAACTGAAACATTAACAACTGTACTGCCACCGCCTCCAGCTATTCCAAGTTTTCCATCTCTACCACGTTTTAGCGGGACGATAGCTTCTGGCCCTTTCTCACCCATCAGGCCAACCCCCCGTGAAAATGGGAAGAGTGTAGGACTATCAACTATGCCTCCTTTGGCGTAAGGGACTATGCCGTTCTTAGCAACGACTAATCCATTTGCTCCTTTAGGGAAGTTTGGCGAACCAACAGGAGTATTTAAAGCAGAACCTTTGCCAAGTCCTGATAACCTTCTATCAGCGACAAGAGATCCCCACTTACCAAGTCCCGCAATCATATTAAATATCATTTGTTTCATGATCATCTTCGCTAGATCAGCAATAACAGAACGAGCAAACTCTTTAAATTTCAATTTTCCAGTCATTACAAAGTCAGCTAAAGAACTAGCCATCCTGTCAAACCATGATGCTGTGACGTTCGCAAATTCTTCTCCTGCGTTTTTCATATCATCCATAAATTTTTTTACTCCCCCAGATAAACCCTTGTAAATTTTCTCACCAGCATCTTCGGCTCCTTTAGTCATAGGATCAAAGACAACCTTTCCTCCTAACTTTGTAATTTGTGTTTGAAGTCGTGACACTGAATTCTCTAATTTATCTAGTAGGCTGCTTAAACCTTTCTTCGTTTCTTCTGCTGTATCTGGATTATTAATTATGTCTTGATACGTCTTTATAGTATTTTTAACTGCTTCAAGCTGTTTCTCTGTTTCTTTTAAAGTCATTCCACTTATATCCCCTAACAATGTCTCTTCACCTTTTAACGCATCACTAGCAGCTTTAACGCCCCAAATAGCAGTTGCAACCGAAGTAATAACACCAGCAAGAGCAACATAAGGATTTATTGCAGTAACAGCGTTAAGAGCAGCTTGAGCAACCGTCCCAGCCTTGATAGCTGCAACAAGTTTAGTCATTGCTGCCCAAGCCTGTATCAATATTTTTGCTATTCCAGTCCTATTGGTTATCTGTTGTTGAATATTATAAGCGACCAACGATGCCGTAGCACCTGCAATTGCTGGGCCTATTATATTAAAATTATCAACAACAAAGCTAATTGATGAAGCCAAAGCTGCAAAAGCATCACCTCCAATCTCTGCAAGTTTTGTTAAAGCAGGAATCAAATCAATTAATAATTCCGCAGTCATTTCTTGGAACTCTTTACCAATAGGAATCAATTCTTCTCCTACCGCAATTCTTAACCTATTCATCGCTACTCTTGATCTTGCACCTGCCTCTTCATTAGAAGCAGCAATCTTTTTGGCTAACGGAATATATTCACTTCCTAAACTTTCGATAAACTTACTCAACATGTCTAAGCCAACTGTTCCATCTTTTAAATTCTTTTGCAAAGATTGAGTCGATATATTATTTGCTTTCGCAAATTTCGTTACGGCTCCTGGAAATCTTTCACCGAGCTGCCCCGAAAGTTCTTCGGCTGATACCTTGCCTTTTGAATAGATCTGAACCATCGCTGTTATCGCCGACTTCACATCATCTGCACTACCAGCCGTACCCTTGATTGCAGCAGTCGTATTTAAGAAAGCTTCTGCTGCATTATTAATATTTCCACCCGAACCTAAGACAGCAGCACTTAATCTTGTCATTCCTTTTATTGCCACTTCTTGCGGCACGTTAAACTCTTCTACTGCTGTCTTAACAGCATCCATAGCGACTCCATAAGAGCCAGAATCTTTAGTAATTTGTTGTAAAGTTAACTGTGCCTTTGAATATTGAGCCGCATAGTCAGTAGAACCACCAATAAATTCGGTGATGGGGCGACCAACCTGCGCCCCAACTAATCCTCCAGTCGCTGCACCACTTTGCCCCCCAAACATCTGACCAATTCCAGCACCAACAGCACCAAACGGGCCTCCAAAATAAGCACCACCTAAGACTGATTGTCCAAAACCTAAAAGTCCTTTTTTACCAAAGCCTTTGCTCCTTCCTTGCAATTTACTTAAAGATTGATTAGTCCGATCAATATCTTTTGTTAATTGTTTAAATGCAGAACTATTTGGAGCGACACTATTCCTTAACTTATCAAGTGAATTTCGTTGCTCATTTAATTTATTAATACTTTTATTAGAGGCAGAAGTCTTTTTAAGAATTGATCTTCTTAAGTCATCAACTGACTTAGAAGTATTTTTCATTCCTTTTGATATTTTTCTTGCATCAAATTTTTGCCCTTTCACTCCTCCCATCGCCTCTTCTAAAGTCGGCTTTCCTGGAGGGAGCAGCTTCTGATTAACTTTTGGATTAACTTCCTTCGCTATAGCTTCTCTTCTTTTCTTTAAAGCTTCATTACCTTCTTTTATTGTTTCAGCTAACTCCTGTTGTTTTTTTTCTATTTTTAAAGTTGTATCTACCCATTCCTTAGAACCTCTTTTTAAATTAGGTAGGAGTTCATTTAAATTATTTAATTCTGCGGCAAAGCCTGTATCTGTTTTTGGATAGGCCAAATCTTTGCCTAATCCCATCGGATCTATCCTGCTTAGTTTCGGTTCTTTAAATCCAAAGAGACTCCTTTTCCCTAATATCGTATCTATCTCTGTATCACTTACTCCTCTAGCAAAATCTCCAAACTTAGGCATCCTTATGCGAGTTTTATCTGCTTGTGTCGAAGCCTCATAACCTGAAATCGACTGTCTATATTCTTTCTCTGCTGCGGCATAAGTAGGAGTCTTAATCCCCAGCATTGCCAAAGTGCTTTGAAATTGTTGCGCCCTCGGAGACTTTGCCGCAAAATCTCTACTTGCTGGCCCAGGGAATTGTTGCCCACCAAAATAAGTTGCACCAATAGTGCCGCCTAAAGAACCAGCAATAGGATCAAACTGTTGTTGCTGAAGAAAAGATTTAACTCTAGTTCTTTGTTGAGCAATCTGATCATCACGAGCAATTGTCTTTGCCCTTATGTTTGCGACTTGATTTTTCGCAACAGCATCTTGAGCAGAAAGGATTCGAGACTGCACTCCTTCTTCTGCGTTAACTTTTGCTAATACTTCTGCATATTTTTTTGACGCAATATTTAAATCTTCTTGAATATTTAAAGCTGCCCTTTGAAGACTATTTAACTTACCTGTCTCTCCAAGTTGTTGTAATTGATCAGCACCAAACGTATGAGTTCCTCCACCAAGGAGCTTTCCACCAGTGCCATACTGAGAAGTTGCTAAAAACCTCGAATTAGATTCCTTAATTAACTTCTGAAACTCTGCTGACCCACCAGTAACTGATCTTATGGTTCCTTTTTGGGTAAAAGGATTCCTGCTAAAGTCCTCTAAAAATTTTTGTTGTTCCTTTGCAAGATTGTCAAAAGTTCTAGTGACAAGTAAAGCTTGAAGAGAAGCTGCTCTTCTCGCATAATCATCACGAGTTCCACCGCCAAGGTTTTTATCCATCCTTGACTCTAATAAGCCCCTATCACCAGCACCAGCAGAGAACCTACCTCTTCTAACTCCTCTTCCTGCATCTAATTCTTTTTCAATTCCAAGACGAGTTTTTAATTCCCTATTTAACGAAATAATGTCTTTCGTTAAACTTTTATACGCTCTTCCTTGAAAATCAGACTGCGCCCTTAGTTTTTGAAAAGCACTAACTTGTCCTTTTATTCCTTCTACACTATTTTTTGTCGCTGCCCCAAACTTGCTTATCTCTTTCTGTAACTTATTAATACTTCCCTCGGATATTTTCGACTGAGAACTAACCTGTTTTAATTCCTTCTTTAAAAACTCAAGATTGCCTAATCCTTCTTGTTTTATGCGAACAATCAGTTCTTGTACACTTTCCCTAGCCATTATTTAGACTCCTTCTTACTAAACTCTTTTAATGCCGCTACTTCCATAGTTTGAAGTCCTTCTAATACATCAAGGCGGTCTTCTATATTGTAGAGGTCAAATAGACCTCCAGCTACTAATAATACTTCATATTTTAATCCGACGTACCCAGCCATTGAGACAGTCCACTGAGTTTGCATCTTTAAGAAGACCATAACAGTCTCCCAATTGCAATCCCAAACCTCAAATTCATCTTTTTTTTCTGGGCTTTTAGGAATCTCAATACCAAACGCTTTTGCATCCTCTTGAGTCATGTCTATTTCTTCTTTGCCGCCAGAAGCCCAGTAAATAGCGGCCTCTTTTAGTTTCCCTCCTTACCTGTAGCGTAGAAATTCTGGAATGCCAGTACAACACCAGCTACAAAATCGACATCCTCTGAAAAGTCTTTTAAATTAGCTTTGGTGAAGGGGATCTCAGTTCCATCTTCTTCCGTGATGTCACTCCAACCCACAATAATCTTTTCCAATGCTTTATCTTCATCTGCCTTACCAAAAGCCTCTAACTCTTTTTTAGCTAATCTTTTGAATTTGACAGTAAACGTATCTGTCTCAAATTCTCCTGCATTTGTTTCAGAAGGACGTTTGATTTCAACAGGCCAAGGATAAGCTTTTGACTTTCTACGGATAAATGCCATAAAAAATAATGATATTCCCAACCACCATAGCCCAAAAAAAGGGGGGTATAAACCCCCCAACACTACAAAGTGAAGATTCAACTATTCAAAGATAATTGAAAGTTCATCATTACCACTTGTAGAGGGAATCATTGTGTAAGGGCAATCCCACATCGCAATTCCGTCTTCTTCGGAGTAACCGATAGAACCTAAGTCAACACGATTCTTCGTTGTCTGACTGGTTACCAGACCCGACTGAATTGTGACCTTGTTAAGTGCAGCAGTTCCATGAGTGAAACTAATCTCACCCAAAGTTCCATCTGCAAGTGCAGCGGCAAATGGGTTCCATTGCTGACTACCACCACTAGCCAAGTTCACAGCCTCAACAGTTACTGATCCACTAACATTTCTGTTTGTGATCATCACTTCAGGGCTACCACCAACCAATTCACGGTAGATAACTTCATTACCAATATCCAATGAGAAGTTACTCATCTGGAGTCCTGTCTCACCAAAGATCTTGAACGTACCAGTGTTGGAATTGTTAAAGAGCAAAGGTGTTGCTTGCTTCTGATAAGCAGGAGTTAAGGCAGTTGCGTCAGCAGGAGCTATATAGACCCCAGTAAAAGTGAAGTCAAAAGTAGGAATTTCACCCACAGAACAGGCAACTGAAAATGTTCCTTTTGCTCCTTTTACAGTGTGCTGGACACCATCTATGTTGTAGAGAATACTGACTGTTGTGGAGTCAAGAGAATTAGGAGTGTAAAGACGTTTTGCATCGTCTGTTGTCTCCGTAGTGAATCCACAAGCTTCAAGACACTCCCCAAAGTTAGGAGCGTTATCAGCATCTTCATTAGCAGCATCGTTTTGTCCGATCCCTGCCATTTCAACAGAGAAAGTACATTCAACTCTAGTGTTTGCCTGTAGCTGTTCGCTGGCTCCAAAGTAAGGTCTAACAAGGTCACGACTTACTACATCACTCTGTTGTGGAGTGATATTTAGGTCACGAACTAAAAGACAGTTAGCAGCTTGTGGAGCGTTGTAAGTTCCAGCAGTGCTTTCCTTTAGAACCGCAATGACTCGTTTGCGTGTTAGTAAGGCCATTCGTAATTACCTTTGTTGGAATTGGAGCAGGAACAAGGAATGATTTCCCGCCCTCTCCCAAGAATTTCAATTATCATCATAAACAATATGGGTTGTTAGGGGTCAAGAAAGACTTCCATAAGTAGTTCTGTAATCAACTTCAAATTCGCACATTATTAATCCTGCTGGCTGATCTGCCTCTATTAACTCGAATGTAGTAGTAGAGGGACGTATATCTATCGCCAATCCACCTACCGTAGGATCAGCTAACAACTTGGAATGTAAACTCTCAATCGTTTTATCAGCAAGTTTGTCTGGAATTTTACCTCTCGAAATAACAACAACTCTTATTCTTAACGTCCAATCAATATGACCTGTAGTCCCTCTGATACTAGGTTGATCATTAGTCCACTCGACAACAATCAATGGTGACTCTGATCTAGTAGCAGGTTCTGGCCTAGACCTATATATGCGAGTTCCGACTCCAGTTGTACCAGCCAAATTAGTTTTTATGGCGGCCAATATTCGTTCTCTTTTACTTGTCATTTGTTGTTCCTAATCCTTAGTTAACGACAGAATACAAAGACTTCCATCATCTATCTTCCTAACACTACGAATTGAATAACTTTCATCATTAACAGTCAAAATTGAATCGTATTCTAATGCTCCCAATTCAGACGTTTTACCTGTTAATTGGTAATCAGTAGTCATCACAACACCATCAGCCACTATTTCGTCAGGCTGTTCAAGAATCCCTTTATACATCACATTCCCTGACTTCACTTCATCATTAAAGTCAGTAAAAAATACTTCTAAATCTTCAGTAAAAGCCATAAAAAAAAAAGCCCCAATTAAGGGGCTATATAAGTTAGCCGTACTTCTTCAAGCCAATTCCATTAACTGAAAAAGTAAAGGAAGGAGAAGAACCTCCAATTGTGTACTTGATCCGTACATAACGCTTGCAGTTATCTGCACTAACTTCAAGTGTTTGAGCAGATGCAGTTCCTGTTACTTGCGTAAAGGCTGCACCACTTAAAGCACTAAAAGAAGAGTTATCAGCAGAGTCTTCAATAGTCACATCAAGAGTCGGACTTGAACCACCACCTGCGGCAGAGTCCAAGATGAAAACAAGATCACCGTCATAATCTCTTACGTCGATCCCACTTGTTTGTCCAGTAGCAGTACGAGCTGCTGTTGGATGACCTGCAACAAGATTAACTGACTCTAGGTTTTGTTGAATTAAACCCATTTTACTAAGTAGCAGGAGTTGTCTTTGGCTTTGGTGCTGCTGCTTTTGGAGCAGCTTTCTTGACAGGCTCAACATATTCTTCGGCCTGATTCTGACCAATCAATAATTGAGCAACATTCTTGTCAAGCTCAACGGTAGAGCCAGAGTCCTGACGGACTCCAGCTACCATTACATCACGGAGGATTTTAACCTTCATGTTCTTATGTTCCGTAGCAGAACGCACCAGGCTGCTTGACAGCGAAATCAACATCCTGCAATGCGATTACTCTGACGTTTCCACTTGTTGCACCAGCGTAAGGATCAACAGTCAAGTCAACACCAGACCATGTACCCATTACAAGCTGAGAGAAGTCTCCGAAGAGAACGTCGTTGTTAGCAAGCTGGTTAGAAACAATAGCTGGATAACCATTGATTTCATTACCTTCCCAAACAAACTGTGCTGTGTTTGATGCCTTCTCAGTAGACTTCAATGCGCCTCTTGCAGCAGCATTAACGATGTACTTAAGTGCGCCAGCATCAGCGTTTGCAGAAGCTACGTCTGTTTCCATGCCGATATACTCAGCAAAAGTTCCAAAAGTAGTGATTGTCTGAGTACCAATACCAGTAGTTTGAGTCAAACCTGTTGGCTGGTTAGAAGAACCTGTGCCATAGATACCAGCTCTATCTAGTTCAAGAGCCAATACTTTAGCTAAGTCATTTCTTACAAACTGTTCAACGTCGATTGAAGCTTGAAGAAGAGTCTTTCTACTGAAATCAGTAAAGCCACCAAGAGTCTTAGGACTCATGTTGACCTGATCGAAAGCCTGTTGGCTCTCAGTAGGAGCAGAACCTTCTCCAACCCAGTAAGCAGTTGAAGCTGCTGTTTGCCTAGGGATCGAAATATTACCAGTAAGGCCTGACAAGACAGTCGTACCTGCCTGCATTATTGCCATCCGATTTCTCAAGATGTCAATAAATGAACCTGCAAGAAGGTCTGTTGCAACTAGGTTTCCACCTGCTGTTGCTGTACCTACTGTTAAGTCTCTTTTTAGGACTTCATTAGGAACAAGGAATCCGTTTGCTGGCTTGCCATAACGCTTAGAAGCTTCTTCTGAAACTTCACGCTCAAAGGAAGCAGCTTCTTGAGCTTGTCTATCAGCAGGATTAGCTAATGCGTGTAACGCTCTAATGAATGAGAATCTCTTGACCTCTTTGGCCTCAAGACCTACTTCGTTTGATGACATGTCAGTTGACCGTATAGGAGTGTTGCTTGCCTCAGATCTTTTCTTTATAAGATCGAGAATTTCACCGTTGACTTCACTAACAGACTTACCGTCTTTAATGAAACCTTGGGTGAGGTCGTCTGCGCCGTGTTGACGGCAAACAGCGTAAATAGATGAAGTACGAACTTGCTCTTCTTCAAGCGCACGTTTTACTTCAGCAGCCACATCTACTTCAGCAGATCTCTCTGCTTTTTCGATGACAGGCTCTGGAGCTTCTACGGCAGTTGCCGTATCCACCACAGTTTCTTGTGATTTTTCTTCCATAGATGGAACCGAGGGTGATGCGGTTGTTGCCGCAGAACGTATCTCCTCTTCAGGAGATTTGTTATCAATATTAATAGTATTAGGTTGTGAGGGGTCAGACAAATCTTCGTTAGACGAGATTAACGACCTTCCGATCCCGACAGTAGGGTCTGCTGGGATGGGGGTAATACTGACCTCGTGGACAGCCCAGTCATCTGCGATGAATGTTCCGTCCTCTTCCTCCATATTTTTTATCTGATAACCAAAGGAAATACCACGCAAAATTCCATCTTTAACGTCATCTAAGACTTCAGAAGCGAATTTATTGCGTGAAAAGCGAACTTTTGCATAAGCACGTTTAGTGTCTTTGTCGATGTATGCACGTTCGACTATTCCTATATGGCGATCTGGATCATGATTCCAAAGAAGGGGTGCAGCACCAGAATTTAGACGACTAAAATCAACTGATCTGTCATCATGCTTTAACACTTCTTTACCAAAATACCTTTCTACTGGGTATTCAGAACTAAAAGGAAATTCAAAAGTACGACCTTTACCGACACTTCTAAACTCTGTTACTTCTGTTCTTTGATACTTTTCTGAAAGATCTATTCTTGTCGAAGATTCTTCCTCGACCTCTTTATCTTTCTCCATCTCAGGAGAAACCTTTTCGTTTTCCATAAATAAAATCGAGGAACCTCCTCCAATGATAGTTTATCTACCCAATATCATGCCTTAGTTCTTTTTTTTCTTCTAGTCGTAGGTGCAGATTTCTTTGCAATCGGCAGTTCTAATTGTTCTTCAGGTATAGGGATTTCAATCTTATCTTTATCTAATACAATTCCTGCTTCCTCTGCTACCTCCTTCTCTCTCGCTAACTCAGCAACTATATCGTCATAATCACCACCATTAGAAGCAGCAATAACTTGAGATTTAGTCATGTAACCAGCCTGCTCTGCTTCCCTATAAGCCTTCACTTCTTTTAAAGGATCTACAAAATGTTGTGCTGGGGGAGTCCATCTTGGTTGACAATATCTTTCTGGCCTTGCTGAGTAATCAATAAAATCGAGATCACCAGATAAAGAAGCTAAAGCAAGCCACTCTTTAAAAATCCGATAGTGGAAATTATCAATTAAATACTTTTGAACAACTCTCCAATGCTCTCTATCTTCCAACAAACTCAATCTTGAACTTGAATAGTTTGTCTCACTGAAATCTCTACTAACTGTTTCAAAGGAACATCCAAAGCCACTTGCAAATCGACGAACCTTATTTTTAACGAACATCTCATACTGCTGACTTGGATAATCAATATCTGGAACCGTTATATTTTCGTTCGGAGCTAAGTACCGAAAAGTTCCTGGCTCGAAATTTTGTACTCGTTGATTAGCTTCAACTTCATCTCCAATCAACTCCCCCTCATTATTCGTCACAAACCCCATTATGCTCGCACCCGCACGAGCTCTTATAACCGCAGCTTCTTCATAGCCCTGTAACTGGTGCATATCTGCCATAACACTATGGAACCAAGGCACACCCCTGTTCTGACCTGGCCTTTCGGGAAGATATAAATGGATAATGTCAGATGCAGGCAAGAAAATATGCTTCCTACTATCTGTAATTGACGAAATATAAATTGCATCCCCAGGATGCTTAGTCAAAATCGCATACCGAACTGCTCTTCCCCACTCATTAACCTCCACACCATTTCTCCATTCATTATTTTTGTTCAACGTCTTACCGTCATATTCCTCATCCAACAAATCACTTTCAATCATCTGTAATGCCAATGGCACAACAGAACTACCTAAAGGTTTTCTGATAATCCTAAATATCGCCTCACCCGATTCAGGTAATGCGCCAGCAGCTAACCATTCAAGTTGCTGAAAATTATATTTACCAGCAGCATCACAATTTTCTGCCCTACACCAATCCTTCCACCTTTCCTCAATTTTCTTATTAACCTTACGATCTTTTCTATTACCTCTTAGTTGTAAAACATCAGACTGGAACTTCATTCCAGTTCCAACTGTATTAATCTGTGTAGTCCTCTTTGCCTGTTTCGCATAAGGATTATTTCTAACAAGTTCTCTTGATCTATCCCTTAGCTTCCTAAGACTTGCCTTGATTTCAGCGTCAGCACTACTTTGACTACTCATCCAATCAGAAGTAAGCCTTGAGACTAAAGCTCCTTGATAAGCTCTAACTGGCCTCTTAGGTTTGACAATATCTGAAACAGCAGATTGACCGAAACCATCTCCAGAAGTCCAGAAACCCTTCCACGCATTGACAATTCCCATCGTTAAGCTCCGAAACGAACGTGAACAGAATGAGGATTACCAAGACCATTAGCGATCTTTTCGGCTGCCTCTTCCCTATGAACTCTTGCTAACAATTGACTCTCTAAAGCCCGTAGTTCAGCAAGATCATATTTTTTAGCACTCCTAGTTCCAATTTTATATTCCTGAACAGCACCTCCTGTCCCCATTAATGTCCGAATCGCAGCTTGAACAGTATCTAAATCTTTACGTGTAGGAGTTCTGCCGTCATACGCAGCAGGAGTAGTACCTGTATAAGCCAAACTAGCTAAAACTTCTATCTGACCACTTGCTATTGTTTGTGTCTCTGCCCCAGACTTACTCGCTACTGCTTGAAAATACCAGTCTCCTGGATAAAAAGCTTCGGTGGTGGCTGACGGAATACTGAATTGAAAGCCGTCTCCATAAGCTGTACCTACGACAGAAGTACCAATTCTGCTTTTATTAGTCCGAAGATAATAAATAACCGTCCAATCAGGACTGCTTATCGGATTGCCAAAAGTGTCAGTCGTAGCATTATCACGCCACTGAACTAAGTCACCAGCACGAATTTTAGAAGGAATAGTCACTTTTTTTACCAATTACCGACAAAATTTTGCCGATTAGCAGATTTAATTCCCTTTGATCTTAGCGGAACCTCGTGCTTAGGCTTCTCTGGATTACGCCTTTTCTCTAATTGATCCCACATTGTTCGTCGATCATATCTTTGCCTAAACCTTTCAAACGCTGCCCATGAGTACACCATTTCATCTAGAGCTTCATTTCTTGCATTACTTTTTTTCATCCAAACTCGTTCTTGATACCCATGCTTGTATCTTAAAACTTGTCTCTCAGCAGTTAATTCTTCAAAATAATCATGCGTAATCGTTGGATAAAAATGAATATATCCTTCTCCCTTTTCTGCATTCTTCAACTTGTTATGAAGCGTTGTTTTTATAACATCAACTCCAACTGGAAATAATTTCACACCTCTTCTCAATGCCTTTCCCGAAAAAGTTATATCTTGCGTTGTTGGTTTGCCTAACGGTGGTTTACCTTTTTGACCTATACCTTTAATACCAATCAAACCCAACTGAGATCTTTCTCGAACGTACTGGTAAGTTTCCTGCGTGTAGTGGCCTCCAGTATCTATCGCTGCACTCTCTATCTTCAGTTCAAATCCATCTTGACTCACATATTTCCCCATTAAAACTTCATCCATTTGCTTCCATAAATCTGCTCTTGCTGGAGATCCATAAATAACCTTTCTATCAACAAGGAACATCTCCTCATTCCTACCGAAGCCAAAAACCGACATCGATAGACGATCATCCTGGACATCACATCCCATACATAGAACTAATGCTTCTGCTGGTGGAACTGTTACTTCATATTTAGCTTCTGCTGCTCTCTCCATTAAGGCATCAGCACCAACCTTACTTGCATACTCGTCTTCCCATGTTTCTCCTAATGTCGTATTAATCCACGTTTTTAACTGTTCTGGATCATGTTTGCTTAACTCAAATTCTTCAGCCAAATTCGACCATTCAGCATTTGGTGAGTAGGAATAAGCAGCCCAAATATGAAAACCAACATGACGACCATTCCCAGGTTGAGTTGCTCTCCATTCACCACGTTCTACCATCCATCTTTTTTTATTATGTGGAATTAAAACACCACATTCTTCACACGCATAAGAAACATTCTCTGTATCTACACCTTCCCAACGCATATTGGGCCATCTTAGATACTGCATATGACCGCAATCTGGACATGGGACGTAGTATCGCCTTTGGTCAGATTGCTCAAATAATCTTTCTATTCTTGAAAAATCTTTAATCGTAGGAGTAGAACCAGCAACTATCTTTCTATTCCAAAAATATTGTGTCCTCGCTATACCAAGCTTGATTTGATCTCCTTCAGTACCAGCCGATGCAGGATAGCCATCTGTTTCGTCGAATAAAACTATCCTTCTACTTACCCTCCTAAATCCTCTAGCACTATTTGCACCTACTAAAGATAAAACTCCACCAGGAAATTGTTTCTGTAAAATTGTATTATTACTATCTCTTGTTTTAGCATCACTGACCAAATTTGTTAAGACTTTAGTATCCCTAATCATAGGTGCTATCTCCTCTTTCGAGTAACCAGAAGCGTCCTCAATTGTTGGCTGCACCACCATTATGCCGCAGGGGTCTTGGTGTATATGATACGCAATAATGTGATTTAAGATCTTAGAATATCCAACCCTAGCTGACTTCATTACCGTAACTTGTTCAATATTAGGATCAGTAATTGCGTCCATAATCCCTTTCTGGTAGGGCAATGTATGCCATCGCCCACCTTCAGCACTTGACTCCGCACTCAAATATGCATATTCATCAGCCCACTCACTAAGAGTTAACTTCTTAGGTGGCTTGAATGCTGAAAACGCTCTTCTTTCTAATTCAACAATTGCACTCATGCTGCTTGTGGCTCCGCTAATTCTTCTAACGCTTCACGAATAATGTCATCTAAATGACTCATTGCATTGGTGTCGAGATCAGGAATACGTTGTTTTGCTTTTGTCGGTACACCTAATAACTTGGTTCGTGCTGTAGCAACAATATTCTCCCAGGTGGTCTGCACTTCAGACATCGGAACTAAATCTTTTTCCTTTGCTTTACGTTCTAACTCCAATAATTCTGCTTTTAAATGCTCTGTTCTTGCCCTGCTCTCCTCATATTCAGGAATTGATTCGTCCGTAATGCTATTTCTTGTTTTTTTAACCTTTTTATTTGTAGCGTCTATACGATTCATCCTTTGACCCGCCGATTTCCTACGTAATTCATCACGCATTGTGTCGCTATTTATCAATATATTTCCATGTGCATCCTCCATTGCCGTCAATTTGCCCCTCTTTACGGACATGTAAATCGACTGCAAAGTGACCCCTAACTCTTCTGCTGCTTGCTTTCTCGTGATTAGTGGCATTTCGTGGTTTGGTGTAACAGAAACCTTTGTTTGTTACATTAGCGTATCTTGTTACATATGGTATAATTCCGCATTCTCACTGGGCTGAAAAATATTGGGGAGGTAAAAAATTCACAGATGTAACAAACTTATATTTTCTATGCCTAGAAAAATTTTGGGCGCAGACACAACC